GGACTTAATCCTGCCGCCTTATATACCTTATCATCATAGTTCATTGCAGTGATTCCGGCATCTTCAAACGCTTCAAGAAGTTCCTGCTGTTCACGTTTGGTGCATTTGGATAATTCTGCCAGAATGTCCTCTAACAGTTCACCGGATTCCTGTAGTGTTCTGATTCTCCACGCATCGGCATTAGTCAGAATATAATCTTCACCTCTGCCGATTCTTGCCACCATTCTCGACACGATCTCAGAGATGATATACTGATGCAGTTCTTCGGCAATTTGCTCACTACCCTCTGTAATTTGCCGTAAATATTCTGGACTAAGTATAGCATATCACCTCTTTCGATAAAAGTCGTGGTACATGTTTTAGTTTTTTGATGGTTAACTAAATCCTTCTTTAATTAACTACTTCAATGTCTAAGTTATTAAAAATGGCATTTCCATAGCCAGTTATATTTAGAGATATCACTCGGAAAAGTTGATTAAATCATCAATTAATAATGCGTTAGTACATACAAAATGTACTCCATTTTTACAAAAATTTTTTGCCACTGATACTTCATCTGTTGTACCAACTCCTACTTGAATATTTTTAGCCAGCGCTTTAGAAATGCCAATAGCCGTAAGGTTATTAACAGTAGAGCCTATATAAACAGTGTTATTATCTGTTTTAAGACTAATTGCTGAATTTACTACATCATCAGTTATATCTCCATCTACATTTACAAAAAAATTAGTAAATTCACATAGACTATGTATATAAGTTAGAAATGAATATTCAAAAGAATTCCATACAACTTTATCAAGCATCCCTAATTTATTTGCCACATTATACGCTTCTTTTATCCATTTGTTATCATATCCTGTTTTTAATTCAACAATAGGTTGTATCGACCTTATTTTACAAAAATATAAGAAATCTTCGAGTGTACACATTTTAGTTCCCTTATATTTCGCATTTTTCCAAATTCCAAAATCATACTGCTTTGTATCCTCATAGCTAATAGTAGAAATATTGATTGTTTCTGGTAATACATTTCCATCTTTATCTCTAGCTGTATTGTTAATATTTATATTATGACACAAAACTGGAACTTTATCGGATGTATAAACAACATCTGTTTCAATACATCTGCACCCATATTTATATGCCAATTCAAACGCTGGCATTGTGTTTTCTGGAGCAATACTTGAATATCCACGGTGAGCCATTATTACAGTATAATCATTAAAATGATTTACTGTCTTTTTGTCAATTAATTCATCTATAAAATGTTTATTACTTTCTATACCATTATACGATACCATATATTTTTCTGTAATTGATTCTATATCGCCTTCTTTATACTCCTCCATAGTATCTTTCAATAATAGTCTATACTTAGTGCCTTTGCTTACTGATACTTCATAATTCCACCCACTATCATATAAAAAATTACCATTTTCATCATAAGAATGATATGCTAAAACAAATCTATCTTCCAACGACCTAAAAGTAGTATCATAATATGCACAAGAGATATCTTTGCTTCTAAATCTTGATGCAGTTGTTGAAATCGGAATACCATTTGATAAAGAACCATATACAAATTTCATGTAATTCTTTAATATATCATTTCTGTTAGTTAAATTTATCAATTCCCATTCATATGTTATTGCGCTTAAATATTCGTGAATATCAGCAATTCCGGTTGTAATTCCTGTTTTAAAAATAGTCACCGAAAACTTTGTATTTGCCGTTATTACTTTTCTATTTTTTATAAACGAATCTTTTTTTATAAAACTACCATCGTTATCATACCAAGAAAAAGCAACTTGAAATCCATCTTTAATATATAATATTAAATTTGTATCATAGGAAATGGGATGTTTATTCGATACCTGATAAATATAATCACGTTCATATTCACCAGTAGTACCTTTGATATTACCAACGTCAAATTCTCCTTTTAAAATACATGTACCATTCTCTAAGTTAACTAAATCTTCCTTTAGTGACTTAGCTACGTCACCAGTTACTTTCGCATCAGCAAAGCCACCGTCTACGGATAGGGTTTTGTCTGATGCGTATTCCGGCGTAATTCCTTCTCTTGCAAACGTTCTTTTTTTTCCATCTGCTGTGATTATTCCCTTGAACGTATCTGCCATCTTTTTACTCCTCTCCGAATAAAGTTGGTTCGTCTGGCTGAGCTTCTTCAACCATTGCTTTAGCTTCTTCCTCAGTCATTCCCTCGAATTTTACAAAATACAACCATGCCGGAACCTTGCCAGTGATCACATACTGCCACCATCTTGCTCTGTCTTCATCTCTATTATAGGTGATATCTCCGAAGTCGTAGGTCACCTCATATGCGCCCACAGGAGCCATGCCGTACAGGTCTGCAAACACATTTAGCGCATAGATGACTCCGTTCAGGCAGTCTTCCAACTTGTCGCGCACATCCTTGATAAATCCGATCGTTCGCCTATCATCCGCTTCCACCTGCCTAGCCGTCACCATGCCGGTTTTTTCATTAAAAACAAAGTACCCGTTGGAGAATCCAATCTTATATCCTATCTGGTTTAAAAGGGCATTTATGCCGCTTATACGGGTATCTGTGTTGAGAATTGGGTTGATTTCCTGATAGAACTCTTTCTCGTCCTGTCCGAATACATTCTTGACAAAGTGCGGTAAGTTCATCTTGTTCCGTCTGTTTTCCATGCTTTGTGGCGACATGGCTGATACAGGCGTGCCGCTTGGAATCAGTAGTCTATCATCTGCCAGAACAATCTTCTGCGAATCAAAAATCTCTCCGGCGTTTCTGCTGTATGCAATGTCAAAATCCTTTAATTCCTCAATTGCTTCTGCAAATATCGGCAATCCAAGAGGTGTACTGATATCCACATTGTTTGCCTGCGGTGTCCGCAGTACTCCGTACAGAGGCCCGTCCAGCTTCTCACCGTTTGCCTTGAGTATCGGCGGCGTATCTGCCATTAGGTCAGCCCACTTGGTCTGCTTAAGGTCGATTCTGTCACCGATTGACTGAGGGGATTTTGACACATAAGCTCTGTTAGAAACGTAGTACGGATAAGTTGTTACGCCATCTATTGTAATCTCAGCAAATCTATGATATTCAAGCCGTGTGTAGTATTTTCGTCCAACAGTATAAGAATCCTTGAATATAATCCCCTTGATCTCCTGATTGTCGTAATCTACAATCATCACATCTGCTGGGGTAAATACGTCAAGGCTCTCCCCGTTTGGTTTGATAAATACCGTTCCATAAGCACAGCCATATTCTACCCAGTGCCGGATTTGGAAATATACCTTGTTAATCTGCTTTTGTAGCCATGTAGCCCTTGTGGAACCGTCTATCTGAATGCCGATCGCCAATGTTGTGAGCCGAGCTGTCTCTGAGCAGACAGTTTTCGCAAAATTGATCGTCTTGATGTTATTCTTGTCATCTAGCCATTCCGGTACTCCCCTGTAAATGTTCGCGCACCGGTTAATCAGCGATTCCATCTCTGGAAATTCTGCTGCATGGATATTAAAATCCTCTTCGGCTTGTTTTTTGAATATCATGTTAAACCACCTTTTTAGTGTTGTTATAAGTCCCATTTAGTCACCTGTCGCTATCTTCTTTCCACACATCGGACAATAATTAAGGTCAAACGGTCTGGAAGTAATGCTTCCTTTTCGGTCTTTCATGTACATGTACAACATACAGCCGTATATATATTTGTTCCTCTTGCGTTCTGGATTATCATGGCATTCTTTCCAAGAAGCTAATTCATCACAAAATTTACACATTATGCGCTGTACCCCCTTCTGTTAAACAACGGCTCATAAGCATACCTGAGTGCCGAGATTGCGTGGTCGTTTCCATCAGGATAACCGCTTATTACATTTCCCTCTTTGTCCCGATCGTACTCATATTCCGTAATTTCCTTGTATGCGTTCGGTGTTCGCTTCGGATCAATGACAAGAGTCTTTGTTTGTAAGAATTTAAAACCATACTCGATACTTCCCGGTCCTTTGATCGCTCCTCTGGCAGGAAGTCCTGCGTCTCGGAAATCATTCACGGACTTAGGCTCCGCAGAATCACATATCATCGTATAATCGTCATAGCCTTTTTTCTTGATCCAATCAGCGGTCTTGGAGTTGCTCCATTTATTTACATACAATTCGTCAATCAGATATATTTTCTCTCTAGCAGAATCGTAATAAGTTCGGAGATAGCAGAAGGCATCCGGGTACCATCCATAATCTACGCCAGCGAAAATACGATCCATGCGACTGATTTCTTCATCTGTAATATCTCTAATCTCCAGATATTCAAATACGTTTCCGCCGTCGCCATTCGGAACACCCAGGTATTCATGCTCATAGGCTTCTGGATTGATTTCTTTCAGATGCGCTGCATCGTCAATAAACTTCTGTCCGAGCCACTCCGCCGGAGCTTCCAGATAACTTGAATGATGAATAACTCTTTTCGGGTTAGGTATGAGCTTAATCCTGTTTACCCAGTTTGATTTTGATTTTGGTGGGTTATATGATGAAAAATCATAGGATTCATCGCCACCACGAAGCACTGACTGATTAACAGAACGTTCCTGAGCATCTCCCTTCATTTGATCTTTTTCTTCTTTCCAGAGGATTCCGATATACCCAAACTCCGGCTTAATAGATTTCAGTTTGGTTTCATCGTCCAGACCACGGAAGTATATTGTCTGTCCAGTCTTAATATACTTGATCTCAAGTGGTGACACCTTGCATTCAAATTCTTCCATCAATCCCAGTTCATTGATAGCCCATTTCATGTTAGCATATACAGAATCTTTCAGAGTACCAGCCACCTGTCTTGTAATGCAGGCATGCATCTGAGGGTTATTCTTGATAAGTTCAACAATCTTAAAAGCTACAAATGAAGATTTCAGACCGCCTCGGCCGCCCTCGAATACATATTCGATGTTAGGCTTAATCTGTCGATTAATGTCCACGAATGCCTTACCGAGTACTCTGGCAGGAAGCTCATATTCGCTTTCGTCTGATTTTGAAACAGCTACCAACTGTTCCCATTTGTCCACTGCCTGCATATTTCCTTTGATAGCTTTTGCGTATATAGATGCTGCTACAACAGCGTTGTTGTTTGCGTCCTCGTCGGATATTCCCATTTTTGCGAGCTTTGCTCGAGTATTGTCGGGTGCTGGATTGTCAGCTATCATTTTTGCAAGTTCAGAGAGGGTTTTTTTCCTGCGGCGAGCCTGTCCGGAGGCAATTCCGCCTTTTTTCCCATTTGCTCTAGCTTCGCTCTTGCTTTGCATACTACCGGGTCTTAAGTTTTTTTCATTTGCCATTTACTATTCATTTCCCTCTACCTCTCTGATTAATTTTGCTTTATTTCCTGTGAATTTTTCCCATCTGTCCACTATCACGTCGCAATAAGCTGGATCGTATTCCATCATCCTGCATCTGCGGTCCATTTGCTCGCAGGCAATTAATGTGGAACCTGAGCCTCCAAATAGATCAAGAACAATATCTCCACGCTCTGTTGTGTTCCTTATTGCAAATTCTGACAACTTTATTGGCTTTTGCGTAGGATGAACGTATTCAGAAGAAGAATCTTTTTTTATAGTCCATACGGAACCGATTCTTTTTCCAGTTATTTCCCTGCCATTATTTGCACATAGTATAACTTCGTAGTCAGTGCTGAAAGTATGTTTTAAGTCACCAATTCCGCCTCCGCCTTTGTTCCAAATAATCATGTTCGTTAGATCATGATATTTTTTAAATAGCGGTATCCATTTATCAAGAACTTTCCACGTCGTGCATATAAATACAAAACCATTGCATACAAGCTGTATACTCGGAAAAAAGTCTAATATTTTATCATCGTTTTCAATGACGTCGAACTTCTTGCTTTTTTTTCTTAAGTTACTTTGGTATTCATATCCGTAAGGTGGATCAGTGAAGCACATATCAGCCTTTTCTTCATGCATTAATTTCTCAATATCTGTGATACATGTGCTATCTCCGCATAAAAGCAGATGCTCCCCCAGCTTCCACATATCGCCTTTTTGAGTAAAAGGGTTCTCTGGAACGGCTCCTTGGTATTCATCTTCTTCAGCTTCTAATTCTTCTGATTCGAGTTCAAATCCAAAATCAGTCATATCAATATCGAATATTCCTTCAATTTCGCTGTCCAGTAAATCTAAATCCCATTCTGCCTTTTCAGATACTTTATTGTCAGCTAAACGAAAAGCTTTTATCTGTTCGTCTGTCAAATCATCGGCAATAATACATGGTACGCTTTTAAATCCAATTTTTTTTGCTGCTTTGTATCGGGTATGCCCAGCGACAATTATGTTGTTCTTATCAATAACAATCGGAACTTTAAAGCCAAATTGCTTTATACTTTCAGCGACGTAAGGAACTGCATCATCATTTTTTCTCGGGTTCTTTTCATACGGCTTTATGTCTTTTAATTTAATTTCTTGAACATTCATATTGAATTCACCTCCAACTGGCTATAAAATCCCATAGTAACACTTCTGAGTATATTCTATCACAGGTCAGTAGAAAAGTTGTGGTACATGTTTGAGGAATTTTGCGTTAAAAAAGAGCCGGTAAATACCGACTCTCTAATTTTATTCATTGCTTTGTAATTTTCTGATCGTCTCGCCCTGATCTCCCGGACGCCCCATGAAACATTCCGGGCAATGTTCGTAAAATGCACATCTGATGCAGTCATGTGGACTGATTGAGCTGCAATATTGATGTAGTACTGTGAATGCTGATATAGCGAGCTGTGGGGTTGTTTCTGGTGTAGGGTTGTTATTCATTCTTCATTTCCTCCAACTGTTTTACTGCTTTTCTATAATCCCTATTCGCAGACCGGAACATCATCAAGAGTATTTCAGATACAGGCCTTGTCCGATTTCTTCGCTTTGCTTTTTTGATGCATGTAAGATCATTTGCTTCTGGTACATATATTCCTACATAATGTGGAATTTCAAGGGATACCGCAGCGCATACATCTGTCGGCATAACTAGGTAGTTATAATCGCCAACAAAATTCAGCCCATGACCAGAGCGAAAATCTTCAGCTGATGATTTAACCTCATAACAATAGCAGTCACCTTTTTCTATTCCGGACACGCTATTATTCACCGGCACGAACCGCATATAATCCACCCTTACCGCATGATCTGTTGAATAATCGAATGTCACTTCCTTAGCCCAATAAATACGTGGATCATTGTGAGGATTGATTTTCTTTTCGATCATTGCTGATAGTTTTGCTGTAATCTCAGGTCTTGTCATTTTGAATCTCCTCCAACTTCTTCTCAGCTTCTTCACGGGTGAGGAACCATGTTTTCCCGTATTCTACGTCAACACAAATAACGTTCGGGGCATGAATACTGTCTTTATCACACTGTACGAACCAACCACTTTGTGAAAATACAATGCTGTAAGCTTTTTGATGATACACTCTGTTATTTGCTTTATATCCATTCAGAACATTTAAATCATAATTCGCTTTGCTCGGAATCTTATAAATATCATCACCGATTTTAACCGGCAATCTCACAAGCAAGCCCTGTTCTTCTAAGTCCTCATAAGTGGCAAGCTTTTCAATTGCAGGATATAAATACTCTCCGCTTAATACTTTAACAAGAGGTATTTTATTCTCAGATTCAAATACCTTTATTCCTGCAATCCCTTTCTTTTCGTTATTTGGAACGTATCTTTCTGTTAATCTCTCCATCTACTTCACCTCTTGAAATCTTCTCATAAAATGAGCTTTCCATGATTCGTCTACTTCCACAAAATTTTCTTTTTCATATTCCTTGATCATGTTTTCAGTTTTAAAATTTCATCTTTAAAAAAATCGTTATGTCGTTCTAAAAACTTGTCTTTTTTAAATTTTCTGCAATACTGCTCATGCGACCTTGCCTTGGTTTTCATGGTATATTCACATATTCCTGTAGTAGATGCTAACTTCAAAACTTCTTTCGCATATTCGTAATTGTCTTTATCTACCCCTCTTGGCAAAGCCCATCCCATAAAAGAATCGCATTCACAACACTTTACTTTCTTGCTCATCTGCTCTACCTC